TAGGCGCAGAACAAGCTGTTGCTTTCAGTAAAAAATACAACAACGATCACAGAGCGTTGTCTTATATTAATGACATAGAATGGTTGAAAAATGAGTTTACTAGACAATATACTTAATCAAGTACAAACACGGGCAGAAGAAATAGACTTGGGGAAAATACCTGTGGTCTTTTTAAGCTTCGACGAACCCAATGCTGATGCACATTATCAACATTTACATAATAATCATCCGCGTAAAGAATTAATTAAACGTGTACACGGAGTCAAAGGCTTTGATGCCGCACATAAAGCCTGCGCGGATGTTGCTGGCACTGAACGTTTCTTTACAGTTGATGCAGATTGTCTAGTGGATAAAGCATTGTGGGCCAAGGCCATGCAACTAACACCAGACATTAAACGTGCCACATTTAGTTGGAGTAGTCGTAATCTCGTCAACGGCCTGGTATACGGCAATGGCGGCATTAAACTTTGGTATGCAGACTATGTTAAAAATATGCAGACACATGAGGCCGCGGATCCTAAAAACGGCCGAGACAATGTAGACTTTTGCTGGGACTTTGACAATTATAAACAAATGAACAATACATATGGCACAGTGAATAACAATGCCAGTCCTTTTCAAGCATTTCGGGCAGGATTCCGCGAAGGTATCAAAATGTGCTTAGACCGTGGCGACAAGATTGAGATTAAAGATTTTAAAACACGTTTCTATCCTGCGAACTACAGTAGATTATTAACCTGGATGACAGTGGGCCGTGACATTGAAAATGGTATATGGTGTATGTATGGTGCTAGACTGGCAGTGTATATGTTATATCTAGACAGCAAATTTGATCATACTTCAATCAAAGACTATGAGTGGTTTGCAGAATTTTGGAATAAAGTATGGGAAGATACGAAACTAGGCACATTAGTGGAAGATAGATGCGCCGGCCTAATAGGCGAATTAACTGTGAAAATTAATTTGCCTGTCTGTGAATTAACAGCTGAACAGAGTATAATGGTAAAACAGATTAGTATAAGTCCCATGAAGAACAATGATTGGGCCACATTACTAAATGCCAATAGTTTGCCATTGTTTGGTTTCTCTATGCCTAAATGGAATTAAAATGATACCTGTTTATTTTTTATATAAAGATGAATTAAACGCTGAAGATAATTGGGCTAGGCTGAAAAGCAAGTCCAGTACAGCAACACATTTTAAAAGTGTTGGCACTATATTTCAAAGTCACAAAGCCATTGCAGATAGTTGCACGGATAGTGATAAGTTTTATGTTGTAGACGGCGATTGTTGGATTGTGGACAACTTTAAATTTGAAACAGACTACGAATTAACAGCTCGCAGTGTAGCAGTGTACCGAGCCAAAAATCCCATTAATGGCCTGGTATACGGACATGGCGGAATTAAATTATTCAGTAAAGATTGTTTTGGCGCAGAACGACTAGATAAGCCGGACATGACGACTACACTAGCAGATGCTTATATTAAAATAAATGTGCTGGCCAGCGAACACAGATTTAATTATACTCCGTACAGTACATGGCGCACGGCATTCAGAGAAGCAGTTAAATTAAGCAGTGGCATTAATAAAAACAACAATGATCAAGAAAGCCTTGACAGATTAACAATGTGGCTCAATGCAGGATTAGAATCGCAGTACGGCTATTTTGCTGTACAGGGTGCTAGACTAGGCGTTGCTTACGCCAAGAAGTACAAAAACAATCTTGACAAAGTCAATGATTTTAATTGGATAGAAGAACAGTTTACTAATTGGATAGGATTATAAAATGGAAAGCAAATTAGAAGATACCTTTAGTTGGTTATTCGGCCTACGTAGTTATTATATGTTTGTCAATGACGCAGACAAATTAAGAATTATACGTAATTTAATTGCATTAAAATACGGCCGTGTCGAAGATATGACGCATATAATTAAACGTGTATGCTTAGAAGACGTTGAATATTATACGACAGAAGCACAAATAGCCGGCCGCTCTGAACGTTACGATATGTATTTCGATTTTATGAAGCAAGATAATGAAGTATGGACCGTTGATCGTGTAATTAAATTTATGGCAGGATTATTTGCCGAAGATAAGATGTTGCGTAGTTTAAACGAACTTATTATTAACTATAATTTAGATATCAGTGTCAAAGATGCTTTTAGTAAAGGTCAAGTAACTAGTAAAGTTTGGCTAACAGAAACACTACAAAAATTAGTCAACCCCAATGTCAGACTAGAAAACGTGTTAATCATCGGCGGCTGGTACGGCCATATAACCAAATACTTTGCAGATAGAATCGACTACGGTATGTTCTACAATGTAGACCCCCACGAATTTAATGGTTTCATCGGCCGGGAATTTTTTAACAATAATTCCAACAAATATGTTGCAGTGGGTACAACAACAGAACAAGTAGAAGTTGTCGAAGGCCAGGGCTACAAATTGCCCATTGGCAACTTTGATGTTAATAATCATTTTAAGTTTAATATCAATGAATACAGAACTGTAATGCCCGATTTAATTATTAATACCAGCTGTGAGCACATGAGCGATTCTTGGTTCCATCAAGCACCAAAAGGCAAGATGATTGTATTACAAACAAATAATCTGTTTGACATTGCACCCGACCACTTCAACTGTGTCAATCAACTCAGTGACTTAGATGCAAAATATCCAATGGCCAAAGTATTATTTCAGGGTGAGTTGGACATTGGTGTGGGCAAACGATTCATGAAGATTGGCGTAAAGTAATGTATAAATCCGAAGAAATTACCACAGTACATTTAGAAGTGACAGAGCGTTGTAACGCAAGTTGCCCTCAGTGTGCCCGTAATATCAACGGTGGCGAAGTTAATCCATTACTGCACGATGCTGAATTAAGTCTGGCTGATGTAAAAAAGATCCTTAGGCCTAAATTTATTAAACAACTCAACCGTTTATATATGTGCGGCAACTACGGCGATCCTATAAGCGCACGTGACACACTTGAAATGTTTGAATATCTTCGTAGTCATAATGATAAAATGCAACTTAGTTTCCATACTAATGCCAGCGCCAAGACTCCCGAATGGTGGAGCCGATTGCCTGCGTCCATGGGGAAGAATCATTATGTTGTGTTCAGCGTTGACGGCCTGGAAGATACTAACCATTTGTACAGACAAGGTACTGTTTGGAAAAAGATAATGGAAAATGCACAAGCATTTATTGCCGCCGGAGGCCGTGCGCGATGGGATTATATTGTATTTGGACATAACGAACACCAAGTAGAAATTGCAAGAGCGTTGTCCGAAAGCATGGGCTTCGAAAAGTTCAATGTTAAAAAATCAAATAGATTCTTTAGCAATACACAAGGCGCAGTCAAACTGGCACATCAGGCAGGTAATCGCCGAGGACAAGAAACAACTTTGATTAGTATGCCCGAGAATCCTGAATATCAAAATAATGCTATTAAACAACTAGAAGAACTTAGCAAAGATAAAGGCCAGCTTAGTATCAATTTCATGACTACAGTGGCAGAACTAAAAGATAAAATAGGCAATCAAAAATTTAACTTAGACCCTGCTAAGAAAAAGGATATGGAAAAGTACTGGGATAGTGCAGAAATTAAATGTAAGGTCTCTGAAGAAAAAAGCATTTATATCACAGCACAAGGATATTTACAACCATGCTGTTGGACCGCAGGTCAAATGTACGTGTGGTATTGGAAACAACGTGGTGGCCAAATTTGGCGTGCCATCGAACAAGTGGGCTTAGATAGTCTTAATGTAAAAACTCACAATTTAGAATCCGTCATTGACGGATTGTTTATACAGAAAATAATTCCCGATAGCTGGAATAAATCTAGTTGTGCAGAAGGAAAGCTCGCAGTCTGTGCTAAAACATGCGGTGCTAAATATGATGCATTCACGGAACAATTTAAATGAAATTAGACAACGTTAAAAAGATAGAATTAGAAATTACAAGTAATTGTAATGCCGCATGTCCTGGTTGTGCCAGAACACAAAACTTAGATCTAGTAGAAATAGATTCGGTGACCATCGAAGACATTGAACGACTGTTCCCCGGGGAAGAGTATATACGAGACAAGAACTTTAAATT